CACCAAGTACGTTCGGGTTAATCATTAAAGCAAAAAGGATCTCTGAATTAGCAGCTGCACTGGTAACAAGTTTGTCAGCATCTTTACCGGCACCATCAACCCTTGTAATTATCCAACCATCTTCAATCTTACCATTAGTATCGCTGGTAGAATAATGAGTGAATAATGGTTTTTCGGCATTCTCAGCGCCTAATAAATTAGTTTCAATATCATCCATATACATGCCAATAGCAGCTTCTCTATCTGCCTTTTCCTCAAATTCAGATTCAGGAAATTTCTTATCCCAAAAAGAGTATGGTATTTGAATATGTAATTTATTAGTTACCTGATTTTTATAGGCTTTATTTAGATATTTCGGTACTGACTTTGCAATATCAATCCATCCGGCCAAATAAGCTGATAGCCATATAGGTTCTGAATAGGTGTCGCGATTACTCCAGCTATCGCGAATCATGAATATTGCACTTTCTTTGCCTTTACCTTCCGCACGGCGAATGTCCATGTCAAGGATTGGATCGTAATCCAATAACACATCGTATACGGTGAAATCACCAGTACCAGGATTATCCGGGAATTTTCCGGAAACGACACATTTTTCCAACCCATTGGCATCACGCTCACTCAGGCGAAGATAATAAGCATTGAGTACGTTCAGACCTACAATTTGAGACCCGTCAGCATTAGGTACTAGCTGAACGCCTGAGCATCCGAATTTAAAATAATCACGACCGGCTAATTCAAAATAACGCCTGGTTGTAGGAGATGAAACAATCTGTTGTGGAATTGGATCCGGATATGCTTCAAGTATTTCGTTACCGTCAGCATCATAGCCGGTAACTCTACAGGCGTACACACCTTGACCAATGGTGAAGTTACGAATGAACTTTAAGCCCGAATTCAACACGCTGGTAGAAGTAATTATCTTGTCAGCCCATTGCGGAAAATCATTATTTGAGTTCCAAGCCAATAGGCGTATTCCTGTCAACGCCAAAAAATCCTGATCCAATTTAGTATCAACCGTCTGAATCAATGCCTTTTTTTCATCGGCAGTAATACCTTTAGGAGCTCCGGTAGTAGAAGCGAACACTCGCTTCGAAGTCATAATAAGCGGAGTTCCTTTGTCGTTAAATAATATATCCATAGTTTTAAAGTATTACTTCCATTTGATTATATTGAGTGATGGCATCAATGCCAACCGGATAAACATGATCTATAAGGTTCCCGCGTTCGTCACATGGCTGTATTCCACGCTGACGAGCTTCATGCACATCGTATCGTAATCCCCGGCAACATGCCATTGGGAAAAAGTGTATCTTTCCGGAAAGAGTCACAAACTTTATAGAGAAAACCCTACGATTTCCGTAAGGATCCCATTTAATATCAAGTTCCTTCAGAACCATATTGCGCCGTATTTCAATTGGTCTATTATGCATTAGTTGAATGTATTATCGAATTCGGTACTAAACACTTTTGGTTTTTTGAATACTGAATATCTTGAAACAGGTTTATTTGACTTCAACCGGTATGTAAAATCAATAGATTTCAATTGATCTCTCCGACTATTATTACTATAGTTTTCTTCAGTAATTACAATTGGCAAAAAGCCCAAGTCATCAATTAATGCAATCTGATCAGACTGAAGCAAATCACTTATTATATCTAAAGATTTGGCATTCACATTACCTGTATTAATTTTCACAGAATCAACCATATCAGCACTAATCTGAATTTGATTATTACTTGTAGATCCAAATTCCCTATTCCACTTTTTCAAACTTTCATTATCCGCAATACAGGTAAATGTTTCCTGAGCACCAAAACAGTTCATAAAAATAAATGTAGATTTTGCAGGATAATTTTTATGATCCATCTTAAATTGAACTATAGCATCTGTAGAAGTATATATGTTATAATAAATCAAATCTGAAACTTCACATACAGCCAGAGCAGCAATTATTTCCGGAGAAACATTAGTATTATAAATTTTATTGGCCAATGAATAACTTACAATATCAAAACTAACCGATACATCCTGTTCTGTGCCCTTTTTTACAACATAAGCTTTTACTGTTGAATTTCCGTAAAATGAAACACACTCAGTACGTCCTGGACCAGTTATTTTAATTGTCGATCTTGACAATGGAATTTTTGAAAGCAATGCTACATCTAGAGTACTTCTAAAATCAATCTTCGAAATGTAAAATGTTACAGTTTTCGTAATGGTTGTTGCTCCAATAATTGAGATTGATAATTGAATAGTTCCAATTCCTGAATAACCATTAGCTGTCATAAAATCGGTTGACTCAACAAGACTTAATGCTAATTCTCCAATTTCCTTGATGTAAATTTTTCCATCAGCATCTGCAGTATAATTTTCATATAAAATTACTGATCCGGAATATGATATTTCTACAATAACAGAACCGGCAACACTGCTAATCACAATGTCACCATATTCAGCACTTAATCCGGAAGCAGGGAAACGATCTTCTACCATAAATTGAAACTTTAACGATACAAAATTAAAAAGGAATACAGGCTAGGAAAAGGACAAAAAAAAGCACCGAACTTCACAGTCCGATGCTAACAGCACTACAAAATATTTTTTTCAACTCTGCCCTTTATGGGCGTTTTCGCCTTTTTGCTACTTTTTGGAGAGACAAAAAGTAGTCGACACGAAGGATTCACCCCCTTTATTAAGAGGTGAAGCCTATTCAATTGCTGTTTAATGCGTTTATACTGTCATTCCTAAATTTTCTATCATAGTCAAAAGTGCTGGGTTCTTTGCTCCCATAGCATTTAAAAGCTCGGTATTAACATTTTTTTGTATGACAATTTTATGTTTGCAGATTTCTACCTTAACAAAATCGCCCAACTCAAAACCAAACTTTTTCAAATACTCTCCTTTTATGTTGATAGCAGATGTATATTTATTCCCCTGTGTGGCTCTACACACTGTTAACAACTTTTCCATTACCTTGCTACCATTGGTTGTACCTGATTTTCTGAGAACACAAAACAAAGCGGGTAAAACGTTTCTTTCTTTTCTCCATCTTCCGAAACGGTTGTTTCTTCTTTCTTATCCTCTTTCTTCGGGCTTCCCCACAATAACAATGCGTGTTCGCCTTTCTTTACGCTCATATTAATTTCATTCCATTGGTGTAGGGTTTTTAAATTCGTGTACCCAGCTTCGGCATATAGTTCAATTAATCCCTCGTTAATCGTATTGTATTTACCCTCTTTTACAAGTGCTTTAATTCCTATTGATAACAATTTCAGTTCGTCACGTTTTGCCCTGATGGCTTCCAATTGCTTTTCGGTTGGTTTCCGTTTAATGTAAAGCTTTGGTTTTGTTTGCGTATTTGATGTAGTTTCCATAAATTTGCAGTGCTTTTAAAATGAAAATTTTAATTAGTAAAATGGTTTGAATGTGTGGGAGGCTCGAAACTTATCCCACACATTCTTTTTTTTATCCGATTAGTTCGGTTTCAAGCTTCGTAATCTGTTCATCAATTTTGCTTGTCAATCCATCCACAAAAAACAATACCAGGTCGGTATTAGATATCGTGAATTTTTCGTCATCTCTGTACGTTCCTGTCGAAAAAGAAAGTTTAAACTTTGTTGATTCAAAGTTCCCCGATGACATTTCCGTTTCAATTAATTGTTTAAACTCGTCTAGAGAGCTTTTTTTCTGTAGGAAAATTGACCTATTATCAGCCAACCTTTTTTTGTGGGTAATTTCTTGAAGTTGTACTTCTAATTTTGCGGTCAGTTCGTCCGCTTCGGTGTTAGTGATACTAACATTTTTTTCTGCTTTCATAAATTTGAAATTTTTGTTGTTAATAAAATAGTTTATTTATGTCATTAGGTGGCTCGACTACCTTTTGACAATACAAAGATACAAAAAAATATCAACATAAAACACATTATAATACTGTATATCAATATATTAAATACTCTTTATCAACATTACTAACAATAATTTGTACATAAATAATAAAATTACCGAAGCTGTTTAAATCAAATTATTTTTTGTTGTGCGAAGTCGAAAATTCATTTATTATTCAAAAAACAGAATCTATGCAATCGCTATATTTTTCTAAACACTAAAAAACCTTAATAAATTACTATTTATTTAACATTCAACGTCTTAAACTCTCCAAATCCCTGCAACTATGTTGCAAACTTTGACAACAAAGCACACCCTGCCCTATCGAAAAGGCACTCAAAACCGCACTTTTTAACAGGATATATGAATACAACACCGCCTATTAACAATTAAAAGCAGTCCTATACACGAAAGCAGTCCTTATTCATATATTCTTCATCATGAGCGCACGAATGATGAATGATAATCGCACATTACTCTTTCACTATCCCCGGATCCGAGGGATAGTGAATGTGTAATGACTGTGCTTGAGCACATCGAAATGATTTGGTTGTGCGATTACTATATGCGTGGGTCTACGAATGTAGATCCTTTCTTGAGGTTTTTACCATACTTAGTCCATATCCTCTTATCGACAGCATCACCGAAGTGTGTTGCTTCTTCTGGAAGCACGGAGGTTTGTGCTTCACTCTTTTTATTCTTTTCAAATGTTCCGTTAGGCTTCGATATAACTGATGTGTTATTCATGGATATGAGCGTATACTTACACTTCGCTCCATTGAATCGCTTCTTTGGGAGTGATGGATCTGTCTCATGCAATAGATAACGCCAAAGTAGATACTTATCATTGTGTGGAGGCTCTTTGCCCGGATGCTTACGTGTTTCTACCTTCCAACCATTACGCTCAAGCCTTGATATAGCATGTTGATTGTATGTCTTCTTGGAGTTAGCTAATCTAATATCTCCATAAGTATCAATAGTATATACAACAATCTTTTTCTTATGAAAGCGATAGTAATGACAGAACTCATCCATCAATGTGTTGATCATTGTATCAGGATTATCATCCGGCTTTACAAAGAACTCATTGATATTGTTATCTGTACGTTGAATAAGTCCTGTAACAAAATCAAAGTTGCGCTCCTGAGCAACTTCTATGAGAGAAATCTTTGATGAGCCCCAATCCGGAGTAATTTCGATAGGTTTGTTTTGATCACAATCAGCATCATACAATGAGTGTCGTTTCTGCAGCTCGCTCCAATCAAAGTTGTTATTATCAGCTAATCCACGGATATAGTCGTCATTATCTGCTTTGTAGTAAACATGTCGTTCGTCAATAGCATAGTAACAATCGGTTACTTTGTCAATGTAGTAATTCAGGATCTCAATCATAAATGTGACCATGTCCATGACCTGGTACATTTTCAGGATGTAAGAGAACCCGATATTATGAATATTGTCAAATGCATTTGATAACATGAATAAAACGCCATCCTTACTCACAAATGGGGTCATTTGCTTGCGCAAACGTACAGTTTCATGCCATAATTCAACGGCTAATTTTTCATCGTTGGCAACTTTAGCCTTTATTAGCTGCAGTTGGATATTTACGATTTTATTCCAAATTTCAAATATACGAATCCCAGCTTCATCTTCATAATATTGAGCCGGATTAGTCATCCATTTGTGTTCCGGAAGATAGCCCATGGAAGAAGTAAACGTTGAACCGTGATGTTTATCAAGCTTTGGCTTGCCATCTTTCCGCTTAAAGCCCCAAATCTCTTCATTCCCACGATTAGTAGCTGCCGCTTCCTGGTCAAACTTTACTTTGTCAATGGTCAAAGCCTCATCGGTGATATTATAGTCAGCATTAGGACCACGAGCGCCAGCCTTTTGAGAAAGCAAATAAAGCGCATGACCGTTGCTACACGTAATCATGTGCTCGTAGCTCATTACTTTTTCATACGGAGTATAAAAATGATCAGGAGGCTTGCAACAAACAACGTAATCACCTGATTTTGTTTTAGGATCATACTTCTTGTAACCAAGCATCTCAAGATATTTGAATGTGGACGGAAGTGTTTTGGTCAATGCCTGACCTAATGTGTCCTGAGTAATAGTTGTGATTCCACGAGGCATGAGACGAATATTCTCATCTACTTCAGCACCATTTATAAATGATTTACCGGTTGCACGACCGGCAATCATATATTTTATCTTAGCTTTAAAAAGCTGAGCGGTAATCTGAAATGAATTTAGCGAAATATCTTCCTCGTAGTAATTTTCCATTATCCAATGTGAACATGAGTAATCAACCAAACAATTCCTTTAAATATCCATATAAAAGACATTACAAAACCAATAGGAGCTAATAAAAAAGCGAATTTTACAATTCTAGTTACTTGTTTTTCTGTTACCATAATTTATGTGTTTAAAATTTCTATAACTTGATCATCTGTTTCATTTGGTGCAATTATAGCACTTACAATTACATGTATATCGGCTGGAGTAAGTCCTTTAAGTTGACTAAGATCTAGATTTACAATCGTTTTATTATCATTCAATTGTATATTGAATGTCGATTTCTCCATACGTTTAGGATCTTCCGCTCCAACAGTTTTTTCGCCAATAACTTCACGAAGCACTTTTTGAGCTGCAATACGTTCCTTATGTTTTCCAAGCAATTTACAAGTGTGGATTGTATCAACCAAATCCTTTATTTGCCATTGTTGCCAGTAATCCCAGTCGAATGTATGTTTTGACTTGAAAAGTTCCTGAGCGAGCTGTATATCCTTTTTAGCCGTGCTCAAATTTATATTATACTTTGCAAGTAACCGTGGAATAACATTGCTTGGATGATAACTATCCAGCATTTTAGCAGCAGAAATAACACGGTTGAATTTATCCTTGCATTCTTCCGGAAGCGGTGATTCGTCCGGATCCAGAATATGAGCCAAAATAAGTCCATGTTCTTGCTCAGCCAATGACTTTTTAGTTTGATACTTTGGTTGATCAATCGATTTCATTTGTACGTTTTTAGTAGTTCAAATTCGTTTTCAAGTATCGAAATATCGCACGTTTTCACCCTTGATTTATGCGTAGAGATAGATTCAAAGCTATTTATATTGATTTCTGACTTAATGTCGACAATCATCGGAAATTCTCCGGGATCTATAACCCGTTGTTTATATCCACATTCTTCCATTCGTTTGGCCGACATGGTGTCCATACCTCTGTTTATTTCAGGTAAATAAAGTGCTCCATGTTTGAAAATCACATATTGCACAACCGAACGGTGAATCATTCTACCGGCACCAATTACATACGGCACATTATAGCTTGAGAAAAACAAAGGATCTTCATTCTTTTGGAGAAAATAAAGTTTATTGATTCCGAAAATTGCAGTCCTAGCATTGATAAATGGCATATATAGATCAATAATACTTTCGTGAATCAAATCATCGCTACCAAAGTTCATCAGGTAGTCATATTCGTATACCTGAGCATAAGTAATTCCGTCATTCAATTTTTGCCCCAGTAATTCGTTATCGGAGAAAATATGGTGCCTTTGATGGTTACTGGTCAAGTAAGCATATTTCAATTCAAATAATTCAGGATCATTTTCGCTGAACACATACACTACTCTGAAATCAATTATTTCTTTCGTCTTTTCGGCAAAAATATCGAGCTGTTTGCATACCAGGCTAAATACTTCAACACGTTCCCAACAGGGAATAACCATTACTATTTTGGGTAATTTCATAAGCTTGAGGCTAGAATTTGAATAAGTGATAATAATTGTTGTTGTGCCGGATTGCTTCCATTGCCGGCTGATTTTATAATAGATTCGCAAAGCTCAGTCTGTTGCCGGATAAAGCCTTTGTAGTAGGCTTTTCTTTCTTCAGTACCTGGAATACTTACGGCCTCGCAAAACTCTATTTCGTCAACCTCTATATTAATGGCTGTGAGTTCCGGACTGAAGCATCGGTAAGCCATTTCTTCCACTCCACTAAGTTGTTCCTCTGATAAATGCATTTTCCAATACTTTTTTGTCGAAATTAAAAATATCAATACCGGTATAAATCGTTCCTCGTTCCATTTTCGGGTTATCGGTAGCGTTCTGACTGCTAACTATAGTTATATTCCAGTTATCGTTGCATATACACGCTACTTTGGCGTGAATGGATATGCAGCGATAATCAAAATTAGCTACAAGCATGTCGAACGGCTTGGGAGATAATGACCGAACACGATTATCGATCAGGAAACGAATATTTCGTATTAATCCTTTTTCTCTCCGGTTAATGACTCCCTGAATTGTTTTTGGACTGATTGAATAAGTGCTCAGGATAATATCAGCCGGTCCCGTTTGTTCCAATACCCAAAAGATAAGCCTCATCATGTTGAAGTTTCCAAAGCTCCAATAATGCTTATCTTGTCCCGGAGTAATTGTGCCCAGGTGTTTTGTTACCAAACTTGTTTCGCTCGAAAAATAAAGAGAAGCACCCGAAGCTTCAATGGCTTCGGGTTGCTTTGCAGTATCAGTTTTCTGATTTGCGTTTAACTCTATTTTTACGTGTTTAACCAGCATTATTTCATGTTAGCAATAGCTGTGTCAATCAAAAGTTTCTCAGCCGTAAGCCGTTCAATGTGCTTTTCAACGGTTATGCGCTTCGGACCTTCAGGCATTGGATTTGGTTTGTCCTCTTTCTTTTCCGATTGGAAATTCAAGCGGTTACCGGCTTTTGAAATTTTGATTCTCCAACCATCAGATTGTTTTTTCAAATCTTCCAATGTTTCAGCCAATTTGAATTTACTTTGCTTAGGTGCTTCAGTAGTATTCATTTCTTCGCCTGCAACAAACACAGCTGTCAATAATTCTTCTTCAGGAAGAGTACCATCAGCCCTGTAAGCTTCAAACGCTTTCCACAATGCTTCCTGACGCAAGCTCATTGATCCAATTACCAACAGAATAGATTTACGTTTATCCATCGATTCTTCGTCGTTGGCTTCACCTACATCTTTCAAATCGGTATGAGCAATTGAGCGATCTTTGTACGAGTCGGAATAAATCTGAAGCAACTGCTTGATA